TCCTTGGCTTCGTATTCGTCACCCAGCCGGCGCAGTTCCCGGCCTATGGTCTCGTTGACCAGCGCCTCTTCCTTGCCGGCCGCTATAAGCCGCTCGCGCAGCAATAAAGCCGATTCGATCTGCCGGTTCAGTTCCTCGCGTGGCGTACGATTCTGCTGGATCAGCTGGTTGTAGCGCTGCATATCCGCCAGCAGCGGATTGATCTTCTTCGCAGTGATCTCGATGGTTTCCAGACCTGCGTGCAGCGAATCACTGATCTCCTTGCCAATCCGTTCAAATTCTCCAGGTTTCAGTTCGCCCTTGAACTTGGCAAGAGTGGCCCGCAGGGCCTGAGCTTTATGCTCTGCTGTTTCGAATAACTTCAGGAAGGCATCGAGAGCTTTCTGATCTTTTTCTGACAAACCAACAGGAACAGAGATGGCAGGTAATGGCGGTAGTGCCATCGGCGGATGCCATTCCTGATTGGCTGCCCTGCCACGCATTAACTCCTTATTCAGGTCGACCAGCTTCTGTAGTTCGACCTGCTCCGCCTGGAGACGCTTGACTACTAAGTCCAGACTCGATCCGGTAGGAACCTTTCCACCGCGACTACGGTGCAGAGAATCGATCATGCGCTGCAGGTTTGCGATGCGATCAGCAGCTTCATCAATCGGCGTACCAGCACCGACAAACCTAGCGAAGCCCTCGCCAATCTCCTGCATCAAACCTGAAAGTTTAGAAAGCCATCCGACCGCCGTAGAAAAGCCGGTGATCATGGCCGAGGTATATCTCTCTATCGCCTGAACCGTTGCCGGATCTTGCAGAAGAGCAGAAGCCTCGTTCAGTTTTTGCGTGGCCTCGGTCAGTCCACCCCGTGCTGACAGCAAATCAGTGAACGAATTCTTCAGAGACTGCAACGCACCGCCAAAAGTATTCCTGGCCGCTGCCGCAGCACCGCCATAGGATTCCTCCAGCACCCCAAGAACGATTGCCTGTGCTTCGGCCCTCCGACCAGTCTCCTCCAGCGCTTTCAACATCTCGCGCTGTGCTTCGGTGAATGCAAATCCCTGTCTGGTAAGAGACGCTACGCCGCGCGATGGAGTCTCGATGGCACGTCCGATAATCTCTGCGGATTGCTCTAAACCCATGCCAAGACGTGCTGACTGGTCTATCGCAATCTGAAGCGCGCGCGGGAACTCGTTCGCGAGGATCGCCGAATAACTTAACAGTCTGGTCTGTGCGTTTGTGATATCTCCTGTGGAATGCGTGGTTGCAGCGGAAAAGTCCTGAGCCATTGCAATCAATTGAGTGCGTGTCAGACCAGCTCTACCGCCGGTCGACTTCAGAACAGCATCCAGTTGCGCCAATTCATTCTGCGCTTTAACGGTCTCTCTAATAACCGCTGCAAATGAGAATCCTGCAGCAAGCCCGCCAAAAGCAGACCGTATGCCAGATCCCATCCTGGAAAAGCGCTTTTCGAGCAGATCAAGAGATTTCTTGTTCTGACGCTCAAATCTGACAAGTTTCTTCTGCGCGCCCTCCAGTTCTCTCTGGTACTTGGCCGATTGCGCCTCAAGCAGAACGACGTATTTTGAGAGAACGCTAGCCATTTCGCTTCTTCAAACTGTCCAATATCGCGAGCATTTCCATGTCTTGCTTATCCCTGGCCGTTTCCGGGTCCTGATAGAAAAACTCGTGCATTTTGGGCGGAGGTCTTTTCGGATCGCGGAAGGCACTTGCAAAGATGGTCGCCTGCAGCGCGGCGTGCCAGTTGTCGCGCCATGCGCCCCAAGGTTCGAGCTTCTGGTATTCCATCCACTCGAGGAAGATCGACGCCGGCAATTGCTCGACGTCGCGCGGATCCCAACCTAGTTGGGTCGCGAGTCGGTAGACGAATCTTCGCTCGGGGCGCTCTCGGAGTTTTTTGCTGCGTCTATCCCCGATAGCTTGTAGATCGCTTCCGCAATCTCGGTACAGGCACGCAATGGCAGATTGATGGACAGATCATCAACGGTCTCGTCATTCCACTCAGGTACGCCGTATTTACAGGCAATGAAGTGACTTTTCAGACCCTGTTCCATATGGATCGCTTCCATGATCTCTATCTGCGCCTTGGCAGACAGTTCGCATATCTGAAGCTTTCGGCCGAGCGATCTGATCTCTACTTTTTCGGTCTTTAGTTCTGATTTCATCAGGTGATGTCCCCGGAAATCTTGACCGTGAAAGTGATCGTATTGCGTTCGGTTGCAGAAGGCCCGACAACCCATGACAACGGAACGCCCTCGAAGTTGTAAATCACATTCGGCGACGAACCGATATAGGAGACCCGAAAAGTACGGTTCGTTCCTGTATTCACTGCGCTCTTCATAGCTGTCTGCTGCGTAGCGGCTGGGATGTGGTTACACTCGACGGTGATTTCCTGACCATCTGCGAGACCGGCGATGTATTCCATCGTGCCTTCCGGTGAATCGAAGTTGGTGACGTCCACCAGATTGTTGGTTTTACCGAGCCCGGAGATGCTGAACACCTCTTCGACGGCGGTGAAAACCATCGGTGATGCGGTGCTCGCAAGGTAGAACTTCCACCGACTGATATTTGCTTGCGTTGTCATCTTGTCCTCCGGACATAAAAAAACCGCCACGAGGGCGGTTCAACTTCAGGGGCTAACGGGGTCGTTCAGTAATAGGCGACGAAGAATTGCATGGAAATGCGGTACAGCTTGGAGTCCGTCTCTGCCAGTTCCAGCTTCCGCTCAAGGCGAATGTGGTCGACCACGTCCAATGGACTGGAAGCGCCTATCGTTCCGGTATGTCCGACCAATGCAGCCTCTACCGCAACCGCCAATTGGTGCGCCTCGACATAAGAATCTGACCAGCACTCCACGTCCATCAACGCCGTTTTAAGGGTACTGACACCATCCAACAGTTGCTGACGGTCGTCTGCGTCCATGCGGTAGCTGATTGCAGGCATGACCGCATTGAGCGGAATCCAGTGCGGCCAGACCCGTTCATTAATAGCCGTGATCCCGGCGGTGTTTGCCAGGTGATAGTGAAGCGACTGGACGATCATTTCGCGGCTTTGTCGATCAGGCGTTTCAGTTGCGTGCGGAACCGCTCATCAACCTCTGGAATACTGGCGCGGAACGATGGCTCGAACCACGGTTTAGCCGGATTTTTTGATGTGCTGAACTCGTAGAAATTGATTGCGTAAAAGGCTTCCTTCCTCGGAGCAAGCATAATAATAACTGTGCGCTTATCTCTGCTAACCAATGCCTTCCGGGATATATTCCTGCCAGCATAACCAGGAGTTCTCAGATTTCCCTTGTAGGTTTTCACCGGATACGGGTCCTTCAGTCGCGCCGCTTCCTGGCGTCCGGCAGTCTTCGGACCCTTCGAAACATACGCCGGATAGAAATACGGCGGATTGCCAACAGGAGCGGCCGACTGCGTCGCTTTGAGTGCTGGTAACATGGCAGTCCACGCCGCAGATCGAAGCGCCTTGCCGCCAGGCGCTGCGGTCATCTTGCGCAGCTTCTCATCCAGTTCCTTGTAACCGATCGTGGGCATCAGAAATGGTGTCCTATTGGCCGACCTTCGGCGATTTCATTCCACGAAAACTGAGTCCATGCGAGCCAGTGCGCCCACTCTTCCCGGTCCTCTATCCCGTAGGCCATGCAGCCCTCGTCATGGACTTCGACCGCGCGGCCACGGATCACCGCCTCCACCGCGACCGACGAGTTCAGGACATGGAACTTGGCGTCCGTCCAGTCCGTCTTGACCGGCAACGAAGTCGGATTCGTGCCGGCCGGGTGCGGCCGGAAATGGGTCGCTTCGGTGACCGTGGCGTACCAGTCCTCCATGCGGCTCCAGTTCGGGCTGTACGGCTCAGTCTGCCCGCACAGGACGACATGCTGGTAGCCCATGAGCGGCGGCCAAAGCTCCCTGCCAAGCGCCTCCCAGCGGCTCTCGTCGGCCCACGGAGGAACACGGTGGTCACCCCTGCGCCCATGTCCGTTCCAAACTAACTGGACGTAATCTGGATCTCCTACACTTGCCCGGTCGACCAACAGCCAATCACCGCCGTCGCTTTCGATAGCCCGCCAGAAGGTGGTCCCGAACAGTATCGACACGTCGGCGATGCGCGTTCGGCTCTCGGTGATCTCGTGCTCTATGCCAAGAGCCTTTAGGCCTTGCGAGAAATCGCCTATCCGCTTCGCCTGCCAAGGAACCGCCGGGTTGTAGTGAATAGCAACGCTCATCCAGGCAATGAAACAGTTACATCGACCGTAACATCATCCTTCGGACAATCCTTCACCAAGTCATAAATCTGCGCGATCGGCGATTTGTACCTGTCCTTGGCATCCATCGAATACATCACATCTATGATGTCGTCGACGCTCAATGAGAAAGTGTTCGATTTCATAACAAAGACCCCAACTCATGTGGTTTCGGCCGACCGTGAAACACTGTGATCGCCCCGGATCCTAAACCCCTCATGCAGTGATATTTGTACGAGTGAATAGACTCGTCCGGGAACAGCCGTATGCCGTCTGGCCAGAAAAGAGTGGTAATGATCCCCTGGTCTCCGTGGACAATACCGATCAGTTCATCGGCTCCGCTCATGTCCTTACGATCGCACCAGTACATGACCGAACTATTTATGGTGGCTTCGCGACCGTTGCTCATCAGCGGCCCTGCAAAACCAGGTTTGATCATTGACCCGTTGGTTACCGGATAGGAAAAGTCGTTACGCGCCCAGATCTTCGTCTGATCGGTGCGTCCAATCTCCACCAGATGATCGATGTTTGCCGTTATGTCGAGATCGAGGTCCAAGTACAAAACCTCACCGTCGAACATCTCCAGCAAGTGCAGCTTATTGAACCAGCCAGTGCGCCCTTCAGGCAGGTCCTTTTCTGTAACCTCCACGAACTCATGCGGAATCGTCAGATGCTGATCGACCATCCTGCGCATTCTGGAAACGTATTCGGCGCCCATGCCGAGATAGTCCCGCCAGTTCAACACTACGACGTTCAACGGCGGTTCCTGTAGATAGGTGCGGTCGGCATCCGGAACGGCAAATCCTTGACTCGCTTCGCACGGAAAAACCACATGCGCCTTGGAGCAACCCCGGACATATATAGACGTTCGCAGTCCAGCCAGTTCAATTCGGCAAGCTCGCGATAGAACCGATCATCCGGATACCACTCTCCGTGCCAAGTCCAATCACCGGGTGCAGGCGTAGTACTGATCAGCACGCTATCGACGTGCATTGCCTCCAGAATGTTCCGCCAGCACGGCTCCTGCCTGTCGACGTGCTCGCTTGTGCCAATATTGGACACAGTGTCGAATGTTCCCAAACCGAGCGGCTTTCTAAGATCCTTTACCAGAGATCCATGCTGACCGTTCCAGTCAACGCTGACGTGCCTGAATCCAAGTTGTTCGAAAAACTGCTTATATGTATGCGGTGCGTTGATCTTGCAGCCAAGCTCCAGCATCGACTCGCCCTGCAATGGCTGGTAGAGCTCCCACTCAGCCGGTCGATTGTGGAAAGGCCCAAGATCAGATAGACCAGATTGCAAGCCTGCAGCCATCCGCTCCGCCATCGTTGACACTCTCCAGATAACCACCGAGGTACGCTCGGAGATCCAGACGGGTGAATTCAGTATTTCCGTCATACCAGTCAAACTGTGTTGCTATCAGATACCTCGACGATTGCCTGAATAGCGCAAGCGCCGCTTCAATGCGCGGCACGTCGAGATGATTCAGTACGTGTCTGCACAACAGACCATCCGCTGGCGGCATGGCATCGTTGGTAATATCGATCTTGGTCACTGTTCCTGCTCTAGGAACCAGGTCGAACGGTCGATATTTAACATCCCACTTGATCTGTCGAATCCAGTTCATATCGCCAGCGCCGGCGTCATTGAGAGTACGAATTCTGTATCGCTTCACGACAGATGGCAGCCACTGACGGATATTGTCAGTACTACTGAGCGTCGAACCATTGCCGCAGATTGTTTCAGGCTTTCCTCCCCTCCAGCCCTTTACCATGCGCTTAAACATGGCTTCGTCAGACAACATCGGCTATGTCCATGGACGGAATCACGCCCTCAAGCGCTGAGCCCGGTGTGCAGCAAATCAATTCAACCATCCCTTGTTCATGCACAGAACGGTAAAGGTCTACCAGTTCCACGTGTACGCCGTCCTTGACCTTCACCGATGGCCAGTGCTGCATACTGGCGTCGTATTCACCGAAAAAATGCCGCGGCGTAGAACCTATCTGGCGCGCTCTGCCGTCGTAGTCTGGTGCGTATTTCATATCGTAGCCGAGCAACAGAATCCTCTCCGCACCAGCCCTGTGCGCCATGGACACTAGCGAATACCCGGAACCGTGCCCATGATGAATGACATTAGGATCCGCAGACAATCCTGGCGCGTTCTTCTCAGAAATCCAGTTGATCCAGAACCGTGCCGCAGCCGCCTTGTTGGTCGTCCACTTCTCGCACGGCAGGTGACGCACCGACGGCCAGTAGTGCGCCCACCATTCATAATTGCAGCCATACAAAAGGCTGACGTCGCGCGCCATCTGATAAGCGTTATTGCAACCGAACAGACGAAACCCCTTGTCCCTCGCGGTTTGAATCTGCTCGGTCGTTAACGATGGTCCGGTGCCGATACAAACGATAGTCAGGTCACACGCTCCGTACACATGAGCTGCAATTCCCGATTACGCTCTTGGATATTGATCACGCTGCGAATCTCGAACGTCCGTGATCCGTAGACCACGCGATCACGTGGTGAAATCGTCGGGCCGTAGACCATGCCGATCTTGTGTGTTACCTCGGCACGCTCGCCTGAGGCGTTGAAATACTCCCGCGCACTCAACGGATTGATTGACGCCCACACCGTTGCCGTCACGGTCCACGTATCCACAAGCTGACCGACACTGTCCTGCGTGTCGGTCTGCCTCTGGATCTCGACCTTCTTGTCCCTGCGTCCGGCGCTCATTACCAGACCGGAAGCTTCCAAGACTTGAGTAACGCCTCGGCAGCTCCATCTATACCGCCATCTTCGTCATCTCCAGGACCTCGACGAAAATGTATGGAGCCTAGTTTCAAAAGAATGGCCTGGCGAATCTGGTATGGCACATCACTTGAAATCCATCCGGCAGTGAACGTCACCTGTAAAGCGTCCATGAATTGATGCAGTGCTGGCCATGACTGATTGGCAGCCTCACGAATCATCGTAGAGTGCTGACCCTTCAGAGTCTGGTAAACAGATGTCGCAACCGTTTGCAACGAACCGGAAGAATCCCGGTACTTGATCGAGTCGACACTCGGCACGAAGCCCTGTATGCGGATCGATTGACGATGATCGACGATCTGAAACGTCTCCATCGAAAGCAGGTATTGCGATCGGCGAATCGCGCGCGCGGTGAAATCCTCAGCCCAGCTGATAGCCGCGTCCACCTCGCCAATGATCCGGTCAAGTTCGTCATTGCCCGTCAGGCGCAGATGATCCTTGGCCTCCTCAAGCGTGACAACCTGAGCAGCATCTACTTCTGATATGGGAGTAATGGTTCGGTTCACAGGCATTCCCTGATGTCAGCAAACGGATAAGCCTTGATGGCGCTTCCTGGTGTGCAATTGATAACAGTCGAACCTTCTCTAAGCACCAGATTTTGGTAACGCTCAACCCATGCCTTGTAAGGCGATGCTTTGTGCAAATGCTGAGGCTTCCTGCCGAAGTAGTTGGTCTGTTCGCCGTTCGGCTTGCAGTCGTAACCGATCAGCAACACCCGCGAAGCGCCGAGCGACATCGCAAGTTGCAAGCACTGGTATCCACCGTGACCGCCAGACACTGCGAATCCCTGAATGAACTGAAGCGCCTTGGCATCGTCGTTTGTTTGCAGGAACAGATCGACGACAGCCAATAAGTTCTTAGTCCTGCAAGACGCATCTTCCGCGCACACCTTGAGCGCATGACTCGCGCGCGCCTGCGTCTCGTATGCCGGTTCAAGCCAGAACGTCTGGTCTGCCGCATACCAAATATCACACCACGACGCGGACGGGTTTCTACTCGACAGCCCCAGGTCGTTGATCGCTATCGTTCTGACCTTTGCGTTTCTTACGACGTCGACCTGCTCGCTTGCCAGACTTGGGCCGGTCGCCATGCAGACTACCGTTTCCCCCGTCCAGTCCGGCCAGCTTGGTTTCTCGATCCTCGATTGACAGGATATATCTGCCAGAGTTGCTGTCGACAGCATGGCGTGCAGCTTCCTCGGATATGTCTCGTCCCACGATGTAGTCGCCGATGTCGTAAAACGACGTCGCCCTGCCCATGGACAGCGTGCGGGTCCAACTGAGACGCTTGGTTATTCGGAGTTTCTTCATCAGTCACCAAAAAGGCCCGCACCGTTACCAGTGCGGGCCATGGTTTACTAGCCGTTGTGACGACGAGCTACCTTGATCGCATCATTATTAAGGATGATGCCTCCTTCCCTGCGACGGAACCACCAGGAGATCAGGCCGATCGTGGTATATGGATCCACGAGCAACCGAATCCCGGAACGCTCTGCCATCAGGTAGCCGCGAGACCAGTTCCCGAATGCGATCGGAAAACTGAACACGTTCGGCGAGGCAACCGTGTTGTTGAAGTCGCCCATGTCTTCCCAGACTACGAAACCGTAGCCGGCGATACTCGAAGGCTGACCCGCCTGGAACGACGGCTGCCAGAGATAATCGCCCTGCGCTGTTTTCGCCCTTCGCACCTTGCTCAGGCTGTTTGAGTTCAGCGCGAACTGCGCACCCGGCCGATACCCGCTCTGCAGCGTGTAGATCAGCATGAGCAGCTGTTCCGTCAGATCATCCGGTGACGGTGGATCGACGTACTGCAACGCACCGGCAGCCCGTTGCGGGCTGTCGTCGTCTGCGGTGGACACCGGGGTGGTGTTCAGGAAGCCGGTCGGCTTGTTCGAACCGTCACCAGAAATGACCGCGACACCCTCCGCGCGCACGAACTCCTCGGCAACGCTCCTCGCCAGCCACGCCTCAGCGTTAGGAATGTCCATGGCGGCCCATTCCGTCGCCTGCGGACGAGCGTACAGCTCGCCCCAGGTCGGTGTCCGAACACGCAGCGTCGGCGACGCCGTGACCGAACGGGTACCCGTTTCAGCCACCCAGCCGGATGCCGTTCCCCTGGTATCGACCACTTGCTTGAAGTCCGTCGAAGCGACCGGTATGACCTGGATCAGCTGACGCACCGGAGACATCTTCATCTCCATGGTCTCGATCTGAGACGATATGATCTCCGGCACCAGTGCCTCACCAGCCGCCGCAGAGGCCAGATTGACCTGCTTCTGTTCCGGCAGCATGGAGCGGTACTTACGCTCGACGTCCAGCAGCTTGTCGAGAGATCCACCGCGCCCGCCGGCATTCAGGAACTTGAAGAACGAATCGCAATGCTCCTGCAAGACCTTCTTGTTGCCGACAGTGCCACCGGTCGCCATCAGGGCTTCCAGTTCCTCGATCCTGGCACGGTGCGTTTCAAGCTCCGTATCCAGACGTCGCTTGCGCTCGTCAGCTTTGCCAAGAGATTCGTTCAATCGCTCGACCCGGACCTCGATCTCACTGAACGCCTCGGAGTTGGCTTTCTTCTCCAATGCCTCGTCGTTCGCCTCTTTGAAAGCCTCAACGGTGCGACCGAGATCATCGATCGCGTCGAGCATTTCCTTGTAACTCGGTTCTTGCGCCATTACATTTCCTCCGGCACAAAAAAACCGCCTCGATGGGCGGCTTTCATGAAAACTCAAAAAGCGGCTATCAGCGCTGCAGGTTCACCCGCAACACTTCGTTCCGTTTCCTCATGCGCTCATAGACATCGGAATAGGCAGATTCCCTGCTCTCGTCGTCATCGGAGGCAGATTCCCTGCTCTCCATCTCCATGAATGCGCCAAATCCTTTCGCGGCGACGGTCTCGGCAGCTTTCCTGCTCAAGCCCAGTTCCTCGCGTAAGGCACGTACAAAATCAGTTCGGCTGAAGTTCTTCACACCAGTCACCCGAGCCCGGTCGTTCATCGGGAAAGTCGCGAGACTGATCTCAGGAACGTCCAGCTTTTCGAGGACACGGACGTCATCCTCGAATCTAAAATCCTTCGGGAAGTAGCCGATTGACAATCCGGTCACGGCCCCCTGTTTCGCCAATGCGCGGGCCTTCCAGGCCATCGGCACATCGGGCTGGCCGGATTCCTTGGAGAGATTGAGTTGCCCGGAGACAAAGAGACCCTTCTTGTCCTCACGCATCTTGTCCCAGACGCCGATCGCCTCGTCGCTGTCGTGTTGCCACAGCATCGGGATGCTAGTCACGGTTTTCAGCCAGTCCATGAACGCGCCTCGCTCGATCCGGTCCAGACCGAAGTCGATGTTACCGAATACGGCGCCATGCCCCTCGATCCGGCCGTCATCCGTAACGGCCTTCATGTCGAAGGCACAATCGACTCGCAGTTTATTCATATTCGCATCCATCCCGCTTGGCCGCCGATATCAGACGATCTACCGGGACGTCGAGGCAATCGGCGAATATCTCGAGCGTCTTGCGTGTTGGACAGTTCATCTTGCCGGCGACAAGCATGTGCATGGTGGAGAGAGAAATATCGGCACTCTTCGCAATCTTTCGCATTGCCATGGAGCGGCTGGTCACATCCTCCGGCAACGCCACCGAGAGAAACGCGGACAGAGACTTACCCTTGATGTTTTCGCCGTCGACCGGCTTAAACCCTGAAGGACCTTTCGGTGTATCCCCGGTCGTCAGCAAGACACCTTCAGGCATACCGGTCGAGACGGTAGCGAAGTTATCCGACTTGTCATCGCTCTGCCGAAAGCGGAAAAAGTCCGTCTCTTCGTAGGACTTGTCCGCGAACATGTTGTGATCGGTCAGCCAGTCACGGGCGGTCTCGAAGGTCCAGCCCTTGCCCTCATTGACAGATGGCGGACTGATTTCCCTATCGAACCGCACGGATAGAATTCGATGCCCCTTCAGAGCCCAATTCCGAACCTTCTCCGTCAGTGCCCTCGTCTTCAGTAGTGCCCGGTAACTCATTGTCGTTCCTCATGTTTAACGGCGTGACATACTCGTCTCCGCCGGGGTCTGTCCTGGGATTCATGCCGAGACGCTGGCGGACTTCGTTCGGATTCATGGCACCGATCTCGCGCGCCTTGGCGTATGCGTTGATTCGATCCACCAGCTTTCCTTCGGTCGCGGCTTCCATATCGAAGCGGATCACGTGGCCGGACTGCTGGTCCTCTTCGCTCAAAAGATCACGGCCCATTGCCTGCTGGAACAGTTTCACCGACGGTGCCGCGACGTCGCGGACAAACTCCAGCGATTGTTCTTCGATGTTCGAGAAGGTCGCCCGCTCAAGATCCGCAAGTTTATGCGGCGGAACACCGTACACCTGGGCAATTTCCAGGCGCTGGAACTTCCGCATCTCCAGAAGTTGCGCATCCACCGGCTTGAAGCTCATTTCCTTCGCGGTCATACCCTCTGGCAGTAACAGTGTTCCGCCGCGGCCATCGCTCATGGAGCCGCGTGCTTCCTTGAACTTCTGCAGCCACAGCTTGTAGTCCTCCTCGTCGCGGAAGGTACCGCCCATTAGAGCCATGGTCGGCACATCATTGTTGCCGTAAAGCTGCGCAATCAGACGTTCAGCGGCGATACAGATGCCGATCGCCTCCCGCGCCAGATATACCGGAGACACACCGGTCACTCCGTCGTCCGCCGGGATCCCGCTGGTGATGTGCAATATCTGACGGCCAGCCATGAAGCGCTGTTCACCGTCCTCGAAATTCACGCGGTACACCACACCGTTCCGCCAATGCACGCTATCGACCGAAACAGCGTCAGGATTCTCGATCGGACGCAGAAATCGCACCGGGCCTGACTGCCCCTGACCCTTGACGGCGTAGAAATTGCCCCACAGCGCGATGTGCGTCATCGCCATGCGGAAGAACTCTGTCGATGTGTGGATCGCGTTCGGCTTCGCCAGAAGTGGCACCAGCTCGTGCTCTGGCAGCTCCTTGACGGTCGCGCCGTTCTTTCCAGGTACAACCTGGCCAACACTCACCGGATAAGACCCGATCGCGTTCGTGAGCGCCCTGACAATGCCCTGAACCGTGGTGCAACGCATGGCATTCGCCGGCGTAACACTGATCCCGGATAGCAACTGATTAGAGGTCGCCATCCGCACCAGCAACTGGTCGAAGCTCAGCTCCTCCTTTGTTTCAAGCTGAGACCCGAACTTGATCGGCCATTGGAACTTCACAGGACAGCTATCCGTTCTTCGGGCCAGAACCTCTTCAACGGCTTGCCGCTTGCAACACCAACCGCCATGGCGAGCGCCACTACGCCGTCAATGCGTGCTTTAGAACGACGCTTGTCGAAAATTCGATTGTCCGTGCCGGCTGGATCCTGCCGGACCACGGCCGAGGCGACGTTATTCTTCATCAGCGGATTCACACACACTCTGATTCGTCCCTCGGTGATTGCATTCTCCAGCTCCTGGAAGCTGTTAGGCATCCAGAGCGGGTTGTCCTGCAGCTTGCCGTTGATCATGGTCTTCGCCCGTCGAAAGCCCTGCGGATGTTCGGTCATCGGCAACTCAATACCGAGGTCCAGGAGGTCATCGACCAGCTCCCGGTGGCGATATTTGTCGTAGGCCACGGTCTCGAGCTGCGTTCTGTCCGATATTGCCGACATTTTCTGACCGATCGGGCCGAGCTTGATAACGCGCCCCTCGGTCAGTTCCAGATAGCCGTTTTTGACCCACAGGTCATATGGGACACGATCTTCCTTGACCGCCTGCTGCAACCCCTGCTTCGGCTTCCAGAAATAAACGAAGGCATCGAACCGGTCTCCGTCCAGCGGGAATACCACTGCAAAAGCCGACAAGTCCTTCGTGTACGACAAGTCGAGGCCGCCGTAACAGACTTCTCCCTCGTAGTCCTCGATCTTGAGATCGGCCTCTATCGCTTCCCATGATGCCCTGGAAATCCAGCTTTCTTCGGCCTCGGTCCACTCACAGAAATGCAGGCGCCTGACCAGCGACTCCTTCGATGGCATCCCCTTCGCTTCTCTGACCTGCTCACGTATGTACTCGAGCTGGATCGAGACACCTAGCAGAGGATTTGCTTTCAGCCAGGCTTTCTCACTCTTGAACGGGTCATCTCCCTTGTCGATTGCGCAGACATATGAAAACCAGGCATCGTTCTTCTGGTCGCCATTCGCTACCGCAACCGAGTAGTCATGCTCTTTCCGGCACACGCTCTGCATGTCAAAGCCGGAATTCGTGATCTCAAAGATCAACGCCTGCTGGTTGCCCTTCGTGCCAGCTCGAAGCATCTCAATGACCGAGTTATCCGGATGCTCGTGGACCTCGTCAATCAGGGCGCAATATGGCCGAATACCGGACTTGCCCTTTTTCTCAGACGATATCGGCTTGAAGAACGACGCCGACTGCAACTGCGTCAGCTGCCATACCGGGTTCTGCCCGGACGGCACCAGACGGCTGTACAGGTGCGGCGAGCGACGCCACATCTCGACCGCATCCCGGAACAGGATCGCCGCCTGATCCTTGTCAGTCGCCGCCGAATACACCTCACCGCGGAGCTTTTTCGTAGCTGTGAGCATGTAATGGCCGATTCCGGCCGCCAGTGGACTCTTGCCGTTGCCCTTGCCGATCTCGACGTAAGCCCTCCGAAATCTTCGGTGACCGAGCTTGTTCCGCCAGCCAAAGATCGAGCCTAGGATGAATTCCTGCGACTCGTGCGGGATGAACGGAATCGCCTCCGATACGGTCTCACCGTCATCCTGATGCTCAATTTCGACCGTCAGCACCTGTCTGAAGTAGTCGATGACCCGTTGGACCTCGTCGACGTGCCAGGTCAGGCCACTTTTATGGCCATGCTCCAGATCATCCAGATGCCGCTGGCAGGCGGCCCGGACATAAGGCCCGGCTACCGTCTTTCCTTCCACCACCCGGAGTGCATACCGGGTGGCCGGATCGTCAATCGAAGAACTTTTCTGTCTGGTCCGCTTTCTTTTGGCCACCGGCCGTTCCCATACGTGCGCGTGCCATTGGATCCAGCCCAAGTTCTGAGCCTAGAATCCGCAACTGACCAAACCGAGCCGCGACCATCTTGACCGGAGCCTTCTCGAATTCAGACTCCAGACAGACCCATGCGTAAGCCTTCGGCACATCGTGATCGGTAAGCCACCACGCCTTGTTGATAAACCGATCCCACAGAACCTGCTGCATCTTGGTCAGTTTTTTCGGCGGATCCAGCGGCTCATCACGAACCTGAATCTCAGGCGGTGCCTGCTGATCGACTCCGGGAATCGGACGATGCCCTGGATTGCCGGTTACCAACTTCAAGTCTGGCGGCTTAGGTTTCCTTCCTCCAATTGCCATAAATCAAATTTCCTAGGAATTTGAATCGCGATACTGCGTGCAAATAACCGCCGGCGGTTTCCGTGGAGGGTCGACGTAGAGATTCCGACCCCCCCCTACGCATTCCAGTGATGGTTCGGGTCCAATGGCATACCGTCGATGTCGCTGCCTCTGAGTACGCCTGTCTTCTCCTGAACCTGCTTGATTGCGTTATGGCATGTGTCGCACAGGCTTTGTAGCTCTCCCTTCCAGAACTTCACAGGATCGCCCCTGTGCGGCTCGATGTGGTCAGCGACCGTTGCTGCCGTGAGACGTCCTGTCTGCAGGCACATCCGGCACAGCGGCTCCTGCTGTAGCTGCCTGGCCCTGCGCTTCCCCCACCTGCGTCCGTACATCCTGGAGGGTGTAGCGTTCGAGTACCTCTGTGATCGCATTGGTTTCGTTGTCCTGAAACAGCCGCTCGATAGTGATCCTTGCTGGCTCAAAGGCTTGCATGTCAATGCGTATTGACCGGACCATGGTCACTGGTATACCAAGGGCTGCGCATATCTCGCGTGCCAGGTCGTTGCTGCGCACGGTCATATCATGTTGGCCTTGAACGTGTAGTACCCGTGCAGCACGTTGCTCTTGTTGCCTGACAAGTCCTCTACCTGGGCCTGGAACTGGTATGTCCCTGACAGACTCTCGGTATCTGCATTGGTCACGGTGATGGTGAACTTACCGGTCAGTGGTGTGCTTTCAGCCGCTACTGCTGTGACGGGCGATGATTCCGTACTCAGAACATCGGTGCCACCAGGACGCCTGGCCATGACAAAGCGGAACGTCATGCCGGTGATGTCGACTGCTACCGAGTCCTCGGTGACCGTGAACTCCCATTCGTGGTCGTTACCGGCAAAGAAGTGGCCGCTGACTGGGCCTGAGAGCTCCATCAGGATTGTTTACGCAGCTGCAGAGGTAAATGTTGCGGTGACGGTCAGAACGTCGTTGTCATCCAGCAATTTGTCGCCAGCTGTGAACGCACCCACCGCATAGAGAACTCCTGCTGTACCGGTATTGACTCCGGCCAGAAATGCGCCACCTATGGTCGTGCCGTTAGTGTCGATCGTGAACACAGCAGGGGATGCTGTATTGCTGACCGACTGACTGGATACGCCACCATCAACCCATGCAACTCGGTTAACCTCGTCGAAGGCAGTTACCTCAGTCCAACCTGCGTGCGAGGCAAGCGTGTCTCCTGCTGCAGCGGTCGGCGTTCCGTCCGTCAGTCCGACAAACCACGTTGTGTCCTGAGTAGCACCAGAAAGCGTCACATCCAGCAGATGGTTCAGGCCCTCATTCGTGACCAGGTTCTCAATGACGTCTTCCCATTTCAGGACGCCGTGCTTGTCCCTGCATGAGACTTCCCAGCGGCCCTTGAACCAAGCGGCGCCGATAAGCCCGGTCTTGCTCTTTACCTGCGCGCCATAGCTGTCCTTCGCGCCGATGTTATGCACGTTCTCCATTTTCCAAACCTCTAGTTGATGGTGGCTTTCTTCGCCAGAAGATTCTGAACCGTTGCGCTCATGCCTTGAACGACACGAACGGAGGCGACCGTTGAACTCAATGACACAGACGCGCTCGCGCCGACGATAGAAACATCGGAACTTGACTGTGCTTCAAACGTCGCACCCAGCAATACACCGAAGCTGACCGCCGCGAGCGCAGTTCCAATGGCGCTGAACGCATCGGCAATATCAGCACCTGCCGACAGTGACGAGATGGCTGCTACTTCGGCGGCAAAGGCCGACTGCACGGCTATGGCAGCAGATATCGAATCTTCCTGACCGGTCACAGTCGCGAACGTGGCGCCGGCTTGGGCACCAGCAGTAAATGCCGCGTTTATCGATGCCGATGCAGAGAACGCATCGCCAGCTGTGGCTCCTGCACTCAGTAACCCGAACGCAGCTACTGAGCCAAGAAACTGTGCTGATGCGTCAGTCCCTGCTGCCAGTGCTGCTGTCTGCGATGACTCCGTATCGCCAGAAAACAGCGCGCCGAACACGGTTCCCGCGGTAAGTCCTGCTTCTGCCGCGGCGACGGCAGCCCATGTTTCCCCTGCTTGCAGTCCGGCCTGTATCGCGGCAACCGCATCCGCCACAGCTTGGTATTGCGAATCGACAGAAATCGATGCTTCGAGCAAGGCTCCGGTAGCCTGTGCTGCTGCGTCGGTGTCGCCTGCTGAAATAGCCTCTGCGATCGAGGCAATGGCCTGCGCTCTGCCGGAGAATGCAGCACCTGCCTGCAGGGACTCTGTGGTCGAGGCAAGCGCTGCGGCGGCCCCTGCCACCACTTCATCAACCTCGACGACACCCGACAAAGATGCCTGTGCTGCCGCAGATCCGGAAACAGACTCGCCTGCAGACGCACCTGCCGAAAACGCGGC